TAAGCAAATCGAAGCACAAGATTTGCCACCCGGACATATGTTATGGACAGATGGTGAAAAATTTGAAGTCAGACAATATTTTAAACCAACACCAAAATATTGTTTTTTTGAATGGATTTATTTTGCTCACTTAGCATCTGTATTGGAAAAGGAATCTACATATCATGTACGAGAACGAATTGGAGAAGAATTAGCGAAGGAAGAAACATTATCATTGGAAGACGATGATTGGATTGTGGTTCCGGTTCCAGAGTCATCTTATGTTGCAGGAGCAAAATATGCACAAGTTACAGGAAAATCATTTGTGCAAGGATTACTTAAAAACCATTCAGTCGGCCGGACTTTTATAGATAATACTAATCGTCAATATAATATATCTTTGAAGTTTACCCATCTAAAAGAAGTTTTACAGGGGAAGAAAGTAATACTGATAGATGATTCAATTGTGCGTGGAACTACTATGAAATCATTGGTGAGGAATTTGAAAGAATGGAGTGGTGTTCGGGAAGTACATATAAGAATCGGGAGCCCGCCAATCACTTCACCTTGTTTTTATGGAATTGATTTTCCTACTATTAGAGAACTTTATGCGGGGAGTGTTGATGAACCAAGTGCAAGTGATTTTGGTGCGGATAGTTTACGTTATTTGAGTTTCCGTGGTTTGCTCGATGCAGTGAATAAAAAAGAAGAAGACCTTTGTATGGCGTGTATTACTTCCAAATATCCGACACAAGAAGGCGAGGCACGTTGGTCAACACAAAAAATATTAACCTAAATAGTTATTCCTTGTTGTGGGGTGGCTGCGGAGGTAGGAATCGAACCTACAAATTTATTCGTCCAACAAACGATTGCGTTTACCTGTTTCGCCACTCCGCAATTCTGGTAGTAAATCTATCTTAGCTCTGGGGCGCAGATGTATGTAGAGTCCCGTAGAAGGATATACTATTGATGATTCTATTTCTTTTTCTGTAAGAACTTGTTGTTGTTGCAATTGTTCTAATACTTCATGTATGCCCATTCCGTTTTTATAAATTTTTATGGGGTCGGTTTTCATTCTAACAAACCAGCCTTTTTCATTCCAGAAATTAGACGAGTAATTCCAATGCCACCGCCGAAACGTGGGAAGAAATTAAACTTTAAAAATTCATCGAGTTCTTTTAATACTCGTTCTTGGCCGAACAGGTTATAGAGCAGTACGGCATATTCTCCATCGGAAATATTATGGAATTGTTCACGCATTTCGTCAACATTTGTCGCTCGTTCTGCACTACCGATTGTTTCCATGCCGCCAATAATAACATCACATTTATTTGCAATGGGATTATTAACATCATCTAGTGTTTTAGATGTTTTCATATTCCAAAACGGGCTTGTATGATAAGGAAATTTAGTTAGGAAAAATACATCTCCGTATTCCATGTACATATTAAGTTCGTGGTTTGCATCAAGTGTATTATCTGGTGCAGTATATTTTGCAACCATTCCCCCATAAGTACCGCCTGGGAAATCTTCTGTATAACGTGCTCTACCGTGGTCACATTTGAAACCTAGATACTTGCAAAGGTCGTTTTCTAATTGTAACAAATCTTTAAAGTCACCGGGCACCTCGAATTCAAACATAGGAAATATCAGTTCGTGTCTGCCTGGAGTTGGGTTTTGTTCTTGACGATATGAAGTGGAGAGACAGAAACAACCGGGGAGTTTTGGGTTTTTTAGAAGTTCATATTCGAGCCACATCTGCCCGGTTTGTGGAAGCGGCCAAGTTTCTCCTGAATACTGATATGTTGCAACGGTGGTTGGGTCTTCACACGCAGCAAGAATAGATAGACGATTCTGGGTGTGAACTTCAAGGAAGTCACGTTCAGAAAAGAAATCTCGGAGTATTTGAGTTATGTGGGTAAAATCTTGTGGGTCAATCAGAGCAGTCATATTTTGTGATTTCTTTTTTATTTATAAGATTTGGGATCTCATACATACAAGTGACGGGATTCCAGAGAGGACGTATTGTTAAAATTAGCCAGTGTGGACGAAGCTGAATTATTATGTCTGCACGATCCAATCAGGCCGACTATTCCGTTTGAATGGAGAGTAGAAGAACGGCACAGAGAAGTTTATTATTCTACATTAAATGATTACTTTGATATATTTCCAGAAATGATCAACGATTCCGTTGGTGCAGTTTTATGTATCGCATATTTACAAAAGATTCCAATTGATGAAGAAGAATTGATGTCTATTCCCGCAGGCAGTGATTTTGCAATATTTTATTCTGTATGGTCAAATAAAAAAGGTCAAGGAAAAAAAATAGTTAATGATGTATGTAAATTGCTCAAAAAGCAAATGTTGATGTGTAACCGTTATACCAGATATATCACAATGAGCCCAAAAACAAAAATGGCAAGCAATTTTCATTTAAGCAACGGAGCAATCTTATTACAAGACAATCCATTAACTTATAATTTTGAATACAAACCTTCTTAAATACGAAGTTATATATTATTTGATATGAAAAAGAAGAAAGGGATACCATCAGTTATATTCAAATAAAGAAATGGACCATTGCTACCGTCCAAGTAGTATATTACATACCAGATTATTTGCATATAGTGAATGAATATATGTGGCAGACTGAGGATCAATTACCAGAATATCCACGCATTATCAAGTTTCTAGATTATTGGGATAAAAACATTGATGGTCCCATTAAAGAGGTATACATCCATGATCAAGGACAGTCCAACGTCCGGCTTGTAGATAGAAAATATAAGATAAATTAGAGAATTGTATAATTTATGGAAAAGAAACATAGAAAACTCTATGATTATTGGAAATACAAAAAAGGAAATAGTATGATAGATTTTAATAATCCTGTTTTTCAAACACTTTTCGGTTTGTGTGTATTTTATCTTGGTTTGCGTATATTTACATCAGGCATGAAGTCGATGGGAAAAATGGAACATCTTGAGTTCTTTCTTGGTAATCCCATTTGGATGTTTTTTGGAAGTATCGCAATGACACTTCTCTGGCAATCATCAAGCTTGTCAACAACTGCAATTATTGGTCTCGTGGCCTCAGGTGCGTTGCCCCTCCCCTCAGCAATCGCAGCGGTTCTTGGTGCAAACATTGGGACTACCGGAACAATTTGGATAGCAGGCCTGCTAGTAAGTGATGGGTGGCCTACTGGTATCACAAGACAAGTTGCACTTGTTCATACAGGCGTCAATACTGCAATGGCAATTGCTTTACTTCCTTTTATCCAACCCATAGCAAGATTTATATCAAAATATTGAAAAACACTTGACAAGCGTGCAGTAATCTGTTATACTAATAAGATGAAGTGGTGGAATTCCTATCACATAACTATAATAAGAAAGGTGATCGATATGGTTACAATTAAATTGGGACGCAACGAAAATATCAATCGTGCATTGATTCGGTTCAAAGTTGCAGTTATGAATGAGGGTATAATGAAGGCAGTCAAGGACAATTCTCGTTATGTCAGACCCTGCATTAGAAAAAGGATGAAACGCGAAGAGTCGGCGCGACAACGTATAAAAGACGAAAGAAAAATGCTCCGCCAGATACAGAATGAAGAAAATGAATGGCGAAAACAATAATGTTGTTGATTTAGATGAATTCCGCAGACAGAAATTCATCCTTAAAATTCAAGTAGGCGGATATTATGCGCATCCAGAAATGGGTGTGCATCTTCATTGTGTCGGAAAAACCCAGCCGATGCACACAAAAAACAATGAAATCCACTTCATTGTTGAAGATCATTTCGGGAATCTAGCTACTTTCCGTATAGATGATTTGCCACCGGACTTTGTTGAATCTAATATGCAAGAATTTGCAGTAGCAACAATGGGCGAGGAACCACCCGAAGTATCTTAATTTATAAATATTGGAGAGGGTGTAAATCAGGGAACATACCGATATGGGCATGATTACTCCTCCTTTATCATATTGTTATACCCTACCATAAACAAAGATGCTACGATTCAAAAAATACCTTATTGAGGCTGCTAAGGAAGGAAAAAACCTGCACCTAGAACATCTTGAAGATGAGGTGCTGAATAATGGTATAGATGGAGCACGAGCAGCAATTAATTTCCTTCAATCGTTGCGTGATATGCTGGCGGGGAATGTGAAGAAAAGTGTCAATGTAACTGTCAAGTGGGATGGTGCGCCTGCGGTGTTTGCGGGGGTCAATCCAGAAAACAAAAAGTTCTTTGTGGGAACCAAAGGAGTGTTTAATAAGAACCCCAAAGTTAATTATACAGAATCAGACATAGACACAAATCATTCCTCGCCAGGCCTGAATTCAAAATTAAAAGTTGCGCTCAAACACCTTCCAAAATTAGGAATTACAGATGTCCTACAGGGGGATATGTTATTCACAAATGATGATCTTAGTACAGAGACAATAGATGGTAAATCCTATATCACCTTCCAGCCAAATACAATTGTATATGCGGTTCCAAAAGAGAGTGCCAGTAAAATCGAAAAAGCGAAGATGGGTATTGTCTGGCATACCACTTACTCAGGAGAAAAACTTGAAGATATGCGGGCATCTTTCGGTGCGAATATAAGTGGGTTGAGGAAGACCAGCGATGTGTGGTTTTCGGATGCAAACTATCGAGATACATCGGGAACGGTGAATTTCAATAAGGCAGAAACGAGCAGTATCACTAAAGTGCTATCTACTACTGGAAAGAAATTTCGACAGTTGAGTTCTAGTTTTATGAAAAGTTTGATGAGTAGAGAAGATGTATTGATACTGATTAAGACATATAATAATACAAAAGTTAGAGAAGGACAGGAGATATCAAATACCGCAAAACATACTAGTGATATGGTGGAATATGTTGATGCTAAACTCCAAAAAGAAATAGATAAATTACGAACACCAAGAGTAAAAGATGCTAAAACAAAGATAAAAGATGAGATAGTGGGCTATCTTTCTGCTCATCGTGGAGACCTCAAGAACATATTTGATATGCAGAACCTGCTGGTAGAAGCAAAGAGCATGGTGATTCGTAAATTGGAAATGGCTAAGGGAGTGATGGACACATTCATTCGTACAGAAGATGGTTATCGGGTGACGGCGCCAGAGGGGTTTGTTGCAATAGATGAATTGGGAAGTGCAGTTAAATTAGTCGATCGAATGGAATTTTCACACAACAACTTCACTGCTGCTAAGAATTGGGCTAAATGATAAACATAACACAGAGAGTTGGACAAATGTTAGAAGATGCGAAGATGGGAAAACAATCAGACGACCAGCTGAAAAAATTATACAAGACTGCCTCTGAAAAGGATCAATCCTCACCAGCAAATAAAAGTTTCACTAAACGGATTGCTAAGGAAATGAAAAAAAGAGGGTTACAAGAAGCATCGGAATGGGAAGAGATGTTTGGAGATGAAACATACCAAGATTCTAATTGGGACGCCCCCGATACAATTAGAGGAATCAAAGGCAAAATCGAAAAAGCACGAAGTAGAGTAAAGGATGAATTGGAAAAGGAAGCAGAGCATGCTCATGCGATTCATCAACAAAAAACTAACGAATCAAAAAAGACATATCAACAATTCGTCAAAGAGGCAAGAGGTAGCACAGCGGTATTCACATTTGGCCGGTTCAATCCACCAACCACCGGCCATGAGAAGTTACTCAAAGTAGTAGCGAATACCGCCCAGAAAGAGAGAGGTGATTATTTTATATGCATGAGTCATTCACAGGATGCACGGAAAAATCCGCTTACTTATGAACAAAAAACATCATTTATGAAAATGATATTTCCAGAGCATCGTTTTGCTGTAATAAAATCTAATGCAATACACGCATTAGAACTTGCAGCACAATTGTATGAAATGAAGAAATATTCTAAAATAGTAATGGTGGTGGGGAGTGATCGTGTGAACGAATTTAATACTATATTGAATAAGTATAATGACACGAAATCAAAGCATGGTTATTACAAGTTTGGAAATATAGATGTAATTTCTGCTGGAGATCGGGACCCAGATGCAGATGGTGCGGAAGGAATGTCGGCATCCAAGATGAGAGCAGCAGTTACAGAGGGGAACTATGATGTATTTAAGATGGGAGTTCCTTCTGGTGTATCGGAAAGAGATAGTCAAGCACTTTATAATGCAGTTGCAAGGGGAATGAAAATCCAACTCAAGGAAGATGGGAGTGCAGTAGATGTGGATGAAGTTCTTTCTCCTTCACAGCGTAGAAGGATGGGGCAGCGAATGCGGATTATGGCAAAGAAACCTGCTTTCATTATGAAGCGTAAGCGTTCGATGAGACGTGCAGCAACCAAGGGGAAACTTGAAATGCGGGCCAGGAAATCTGCGATTAAAATGATTGTTAAAAAATTCTACCCCAAACTTCGAGGGAAACAAACTTCTGATTTGTCGTATGGGGAACGGGGGAAAATTTCTAAAATTGTCAAACAAAAATCAGCACTGATCACCCGATTTGCAAAGAGAATGGTCAAGGATAAACGTAAACAAGATATCGAACGCAGAAAATCTATGAATAAACCAAAGGAGAAGTAATATGTGTAATAACGAAAAATGTAAATGCGAAAACTGTACTTGTAATCCGTGTGAGTGTTCAGAAGAAATTTCGTGTGGTTGCGAATAGAAAGGGAAGAGTGGCAGAATACAAAAATAAAGAACTATGTGAATTTATCTACAATATAACTGCTGTAGAGAAAGTTGTTGATGGCGATACTATTGATGCAATTTTTGATTTGGGGTTCGATGTGCGGATATGTAACAGAATTCGTTTGCTAGGAATCGACACACCTGAGTCGAGAACAAGACACAAGAACGAAAAGGTCTATGGCAAGTTAGCCAAAGAAGCCCTCAAGTCATGGGTGCATTGGGCAATTATGTCAGACAGAGATGATATTGAAATCCAGTGTAGATGTCCAGAGTCAGATAGCCGGGGTAAGTTCGGTAGAGTGCTAGGTGAACTTTGGATAAACTGTACAGAAGACGGACATGAGTTTAACGGATGGACAAATATAAATCAATGGTTATGTGAGAATGGCCATGCCGTAGGTTATACTGGACAGAACAAAGCAGATGTTGCTGACCAACATTGGGCAAATAGAGAATACTTAGCGGAACAAGGAATTCAACCCGTGCTACAATGGGATGAAGATTGATGGCTTACTCTGAAAAAGTAATGGATCATTATGAGAAACCAAGAAATATTGGTAGTTTGGATAGTGGGAGTAATAGTGTCGGGACTGGGCTTGTGGGTGCTCCAGAATGCGGTGATGTTATGAAACTACAAATTCAAGTTGGTGTTGATAATAAAATAGTTGATGCGAAATTTAAAACATTTGGTTGTGGGTCTGCAATTGCATCATCCTCTCTTGCAACGGAATGGATTAAGAATAAAACAATAGATGAAGCTAGCATGATCCAGAATACAGAAATAGTGGAAGAATTATCACTTCCACCAGTAAAGATTCATTGTAGTGTCTTAGCAGAGGATGCTATTAAAGCAGCAATTAATGATTATCGTGAAAAACAAAAAGGTTTGTATACTTGAGCAAGTCCATACTTTTCTCTATAGTCGATCACGGAATTGATATAATAGGCGATGAATGGGAAGATGTTGAAGAAGATGCAGAAGATGATAACAATAACCAACAGGTAGCAAATGAAAAAATTTAACGAGTATACATCTTTTGAAGATAAAATACTTGCTGTATTAAAAAAGTCCCCAAGCGATTTATTAACATTATCACATAAACTCAAAGAGGATATTCTTCCCGTGAGTTCAATGTTAGAACATCTTAAAGTGTATGATAAAATTGAATTATATAAAGAAAAATGGCAAATTAAAAAGAAAACCAAATAATGAAATAGAGAATATGAGTTATTCGAGATGGCAGAATTCTAAATTTTACACATATTGGGCCACATTAGATTCCCAGCAGCATAAAGAGGATGAAGTATTTAAGTGCTATACATCAATTGATAGGTTATATCAGTTTACATATATCGAGTGTTCAGAATTAGTTGAAAATCTAACTAAACTCAAGGGAAAAATTAACGAAATTGTAGGCGATGATGATGCAATCGAATTGCGGGGTTATATGAGAGAATTCATTTCATCGGTAGATGGCCAGTATAAAAAACAATAATTTTTAACATTTTATTAATTTACTAATATAGGAGGAAACTAAAATGGCAGATGCTGCTACAATTTCA